TTGGACTAATATCAAAGTAAGTCCCAGTTAAACTAGAATGAGACGTATCAAACTTGTACTTGTAAAACTCTTGTAAATCAATATTTGGATTTGCAACAAAATTAGTATTATCTTCTGAAAATTCAAATTTATATTCAATTTGAGTAGCAGAGTTAACACGCACCAATCTTTGTGGTGTACTTGCATCAAAGAAGGTAGAACTTAATACTACTTTAGATGCATTTGATTTTAGTGTTCCATAATCATATACAATTTTAATTGTTTGTGTGTCACGATCATATGATTGGATGTAACCAGATGTAGAACCATCAAAAATTTGATAGTTATCAGTAAAATTGTATGTTGGTTTGTATAACTCTACTTCCTGTCCATCAAAATGATCTACATCTTTTGTACCTTCTTTACCTCTGGATACAAGTAAATCATTTCCAGTAATACTTTCAATTTCAAGAATCTCATTACCAATCTTAATAAGATCTCCAGCAGCAAATCCTAAAACACTATCTACAGTAACTCTTGTACCACCAGCAGGAATACCAACATGTCCAACATATAAAGTCAATCTTGCTGTAGATACAGAAGCACCAGATCTTACCAGATCTTCATCTGCAACAGATAGATAATCTCCTCTTGCATACCCAACACCAGTATCTTGTAATTGAATATCAGATATTACACCAGCATTAGAAACAGTAAAGGTAGCAGTCGCTCCAGATCCTGACCCGCCAGTAAGAGCCACGCTAGTGTAAGTGCCAGTTGTATAGTCAGCGCCACCATTGAGAATTTCATATCTTCCAATTCCCGTTGAATTAATCGTACTCTTATTTTTAGGTGGTATTAGTACTGCTTCTTGATATAATCTTTTCCTTACGTAATAATTTTTAGTTTTTGTTACATCATCAGGATTAATGTCAATTGTTACTTTATCACCAACACCTAAACCATGAGGTGCTGCTGTTTCAATTAATGCAACACTTTGATTCACTTCAAATGGATTAAGACCATCACTAAGAGAAGTGAGACGAACTAATTTAGTTCCAGAAGTATTGAACAAGTTACTTGACTGGAGGAAGTAGTTATCATCTATAATCCATGTTCCGCTGAGAACCTTGATCTCTACTACGTTTTGACTACTTGTTCCTTCTAATACTTCACCAGTAGCAATAGGACCAGTAACACCATCAGTTAAACTTAAGATTGCTCCTTTAGTATAAGAACTTCTCTGATCAAGAAGCATAGTGAAAGTTTTGATGGTAGCAGAGAAAGTTCCAGTTTCATCAAATGTACCATTGACGTTTCTTAGTACAATTGTATTATCGTTCTTTACCGTACCAACGATAGAACCAGAAGCACCAGATGATGGTTGGTTCAATGTATCATCAGCAAATAGGTATGCATTCTGAATAGTTGTTAATCTAACAACCTTATCTTCTTTAGATTCTAAGTAATTTACTGATTGTCCAGTAACAGATCCTATAACTGCTTCTACCTCAGATCCTTCTGTACCTTTATTATCAAATCTAATTTGAGAATTGATAGAGAAGTTGGGTGAAGTATCTTCTACTTTAATTGCTTCTACGTTTCCTTGCTGTACTTCTGCAACCTGTGCAACTAATCCTTCGCCATTTCTTTGCATGCCAGGTTGATAGAACCTCTTTGAATTCTTAGGAACATCATTTTGACTGATGTTAGAATTGTAATTACTATCAACAGGTAGAGAATAGAAATTTTCTCCTAAAGTATATGGGAATTGCGGTACTTGATCGCTATCAATAGTAAGGAAATAAGCATAAGTTCCTTTCGGAAAGTCGGGGGTAATGCAAAATCTTCCATTGTTTTCGTCTAGTGTGCCACTCTTATGAGTGTATGTGTAATCATTAACAAAGGATCCCAGAGGATATTTTGTCAATGAGGGACCTTCTGACCTAGATCCGTTAATAGAATAACTAGAGGTCATTCTAACAATAGAAGATGTTGAATCTAGAGGGTCTTGATGACCAAATGGACCATAGATTGGGTTACCGTCATAAGCGAATCCAATAATAGGAGAGTGATTTTTTGTATTAGGTTCAGATCCTGAACTACTGATGTTGTCATTGAGAGCAACACGTAAAGCTTTAGGGTTAGCAACATATCCGTAACCATATTCTAATGCGTTATTGTAATTCTGGAAGATGTAACCATTTTCTGTATCGAGTTCATTTTCTAATTTTTCAAATCTATTAAAGTTCCATTCTTTAAGAAGAGGAATACCTGCTGCACCATTACCAACTGGAATGACATCAACAATAACTGTGTCTTGATTATAGAAGTTACCTTCTGAAACTTTTTCAAATCCAGTGATCTTACCATCAGTATTCACAGTAGAAAGGTATTCAGCAAATCTACCACGTCCTGCAGCGTCTCTAATGACGATTAGAGGGGCAGCAGAGTAAAACTCACCAGCATTGTTAATTACTAAACTGGTGACCTTACCGCCCGTTATAATAGCACTAACAGATGCATTACGTCCAGAGGTGATAGTGATGTCTGGAGTCCTAGGGAACACATCTTTAGTATCAACTTCAATGCGTTCTACAACCTGACCAGTAAGAATTGCTCTTGCTTTGTTGGGAACTTGATCGATCAACACAAAAGGTGGTTTAGTATAACCAGTTCCTCTAGTATCAATTTTAATTTCTTCTAGTTTACCATATCTAACACTTTCTGGATCTTTGTATCCATAGAAAGGAACACCATTTAAACCAATACCAACATCACGCTTTGGTGTTGGATACTTCTCTGTAGTTCTAGTTGCTTCCTTTCTGATCAGACGAAGAATCTTCTGATCTAATACTTCTTCATTAACAGTTGATCCATCTAAGATTTTGTGTGATGGATAACTAGAACTTGCAATGTAATAATATTGATCATCTGCTAGAATACCAGAAACATCAGTGGATACTCCATTAAGAGAGGATCCCACTGCAGGTAGCGTAGGTACGTTTGGACTAGCACCAGTGTTTAAGAACCATCTTGCAGTGTTAGTACCAGTTTGTACAATTTTTGGATCAGATGTCTCAAATCCTGGATTGGAAATTTGAATAGTATCTCCAATTGCAGAATATGGTTGTGCATCAGAAGGTAATAGATTGTATACAATACCAAATGTTAACAGAGTAACATTCTTTCCATCTAAAACTACTGGTTTGTATACAGGAGTGTCAGCAGCATGAGGTAAAGAGGTTGCAGGTGCTCTTTTTTTAATAATAAACTGATCAACTGTCTTATCACCAAATTCAATTGTCTCATTACCAATTAAAACTGAACCAAGTCCATCCCAACCAATAGTTGAGAACACATCAATTCTATCCCCTGAGATCGCTGTCCCTGACAGGGGTTTGCGGAGTTTAGTTTTTGTAGATACACCAAATGTACCATTAACAGTTTCAGGTGCTAATACAATATTGTAAATTACTTCGTCATCTGCTGTTCCATCAGAAAATACATTGTCAACAACAGCATCAGCATAACCATACTCATCTGTTGCTTGCTGTACAATCTTTGTACCAATCAATTCTTTAGGATCACCACTAACAACCTTACATTTTAATGCATAGATGTTAACCCAATCACTATTGGATGACTTGTATGTAAATTCTCTTGGGTTATATGTTTCTGGAACATCTCTAGTTGTATTAGAGATAATAGAATTGAAAACAAACCGAATAGATGAGTCAGTTCCCTTGGTTTTGTAGAACTGTCTGATGTTCTTAATCAGAGTTCTCTTGTCTACATCACCTTTTAAATACTTTTCTGGAAAAGATGCAAGATACTGTGACTCAAAACTCTTGATTAGAGCATAGAGAAACAGGTTACTTACGTTATGTACTACAGAACCAGAGTTGTGTGGTGCAGAATCAGTAGTAACAAATGTAGATTCCTCATACAAGTCACCTAGAGTTGTGTTACCACTCACACCTCTAGAACAATCACTTAGGGTAGTGTCAGTTCTTGTAGAGTAAAAAATGATTTCGTCGTTAATTCTAACATAACCATTCTTCTCAGGGAACGAAGTTGCATCCTTAAGAATGATAGTAGTATCAGAATCATCAATAGTATGCTCTAGAATAGTATTCTCATTGAGCAAGTTTTGCTCATAGAGATTGATATCAGCATATTCTAGAAGATTATTTGCAATATCTAATGGTTGCCCAGAACTTTCCTGCGCCTCATAGTACTTCTCTACAAATTTAGAGAAGAGAGGATATTCATCTACAATAAAGTTAGGAATTTGCGACTCAATAAGAGTAGAAATTTTCTTGGTTCTGATTGCCATCTACTTACTCTTTATATGCAGTGAACGATGAATTTGCTACGTCAACATCAAGATACACCTCGCGAGATGCTTTGATGTCGTTTGATGCTGGTTTTACTCTAACTGAAATACGGTTATCAAAGAATGATCCTTTAATGATAGTCAAATTATGCATTACGGTCTCACCTTTCACATAATCAATCATGCCAACTTCCTTGTCAAGGACAACTTTTTCACCAGTTAGAGAATCTAGTCTATATAGGACAATTTTGCCATCATTATCTTCCAAATAAACATCAAAATTGGGGTATTCGGTAACTCTAAATGCTGTACTTGACAATACAGGTTCGTCACAATCCTTATCAAACTGATTTTGGAAACAAATTTCGTAATATGTGGTAGAATTTAACTGTGGATAGAAATCTTTTCTCATCATCACAGAGGTTAGGTTCGATGTAATTGCTTTAGATGAATCATCAATGACACCTACCGCCTTACTATGCCTAAACTTGCCATTAAACTTCTCTGTCTCACTTCTCTCAATATAAGATTGGAAGTTTGAAATCACTTTCGCTGCAATCTGTCCCACTGTCTCATCTGTCTTACTACCATCATAGTAGATTTTACTCGTCAATTCAACATATAGAATAGATGGATCAATAAGAACAGGTTCGACAGATGCAACACTATACTTCTTCAATTCAGAAATAATCTGTTGTTTTGTAAGTGATGTTAGATATGCTGAATCTCTTGGTTTAATCGAAATGAATACCTTACCATATTCTGGTGGATCTTGGTCTTCACCACCAAATACAATGATATCACCAACTGAAGGATAGATGTTACGAACAAGAGCACCATAATCAGATGCAATCACTGCTCTGTTTTGTGTTCCGAACGTCTTGGGTGCAGAAAACTTAACTTCTTGAATCGATTCTGCATCCTCACCACCCACTGCAGTGACAGTAGATATGATCTTAGTGTCAAATGCGTTAGGAGAGGTGCCTAGAGGGTTCTCTAAGACGCCAGAAAACACAAACGTCCTAATTCCATTTGCCTCAGGTCCGTTCGTTGTGATGTACTTTACAACGACTTGTGATTGATCTTCTAATTTCTTACCGATAACACCATCACCAAAGATGATCTCATATCTCTGATCATCAATCTCATTCAAGAAGAATACTTTAGAATCTCCTGTAATATCTAAAATGTTATCAGATAACAAATAAGGTTCACTCACAGTAGATCCATCAACAGTTACTTCGACCTTAATTGTCGATGCATCGATGTTTCTATTGTCTAATATGAACCTTTGTGTCTTATTTGAATTGTTAACTGTAAAGTTATTAGTAAGGAACGTTCCTTCTCTCACTAAAATGTTGTCAAACGTTGCAACACTATTGATAACCTGTGCTGAAACGTTAGTTGGTGTTACAAATTGATAAATTTTGTTATTAAATGACGCAACAAACCCTGTACCTTGCTTTAAAACGATCTCGGTGTCAGAGGTTGGGTTAGTGTAATCAATCTGAAGTGATACGTATGCAGTAGCAGAGGTAACAGACCTAGGTCGATACCCTAATTGCCTTGCAATGGATACTACGTTGTCTCTTAACGTTGCTGAATCAATGAATAACTCATTGATTGCCATATTAGTGTTAAACGCAGTGTAGTACGTGTTGTACGCTAATACGTCTAATAGATTACTAAGGACTGAACCCTCGAAGTCATAGTCAGTAAAATCTGACTGCGATCTCATGTACTCCTTGAGAACCGTCTTGATATCCTTAAAATCGAGATTTGATATTTGTGCGTATGGCATTTATCGGGTTCTCTCTAATACAAAGTTGATCTGCTGCGGCGCATCGTTTCTGCCAGTGATCTCGAAATGAACCTCTACATTAAAACCATCCTGACGAACATCAGGTGTACAAATAACATCCAGTACCTCAATTCTAGGTTCATACTCGTTAAGAACGTTATTGACCTCTGTTTGAATAATTGCGGCACTAGCATAGTCAAGTGGTTCAAATAACATGTCTGTAATTGAACTACCTAACTCAGGATTAAATAATCTTTCATTCTTCTGGGTAAGCAGAAGATTCATAATTGACTGTTTAATTGCAGCCTTATCCTTGACCGACAATAAATCATCGGTCATAGGATGTTTCTTAAATGTGACGCTTAAATCTTTAAACGTCTTAAAGGTCTGCATTACAGAAAGATACGAAGCTATCTTTATTTATCACTTACCACAGAATCCGTCCGCCCATTCCTCTTGGTTGTCAAATAACTCACCTTCTTCCATTGGTTTGCGCTTCCCCGCTCGGCGCAGGTATTTGTCACTTTCCACTTCGGTGATAAGGGTCTGTCCCGACTTAATAAACTCTTCTGATTTATCGACTCGTCCCACCATAGTATCCTCCTTGTCCATATCTATTTAATCAAATCCTTAAGTGCTTGTCGTGCTTCTGAAACATCCCTCAAAGGTGAGGGAAAAGGAATCTTAATGGTAATCTCAATTGACTCAGAAGACAGGTTAGTCATCTTCGCCAGATTACCATAGTTCCTGACGTATGAGTCAACTGCTTCCATATGATCTTGATTCATATGATTACAAATTCTCGCAGATGACTCAGGAGTAATACCCTCCCAATTAACGTCCTTGACCACGATACCTCTTCTGCTTACCATTACGTGAAGTCGCACTGTACTTCGTATGCTTCCCAGTACCCTGACGAGTTTTCTTGGGAATTGCTTCAACGAAGTTTCCACCACTGAGAGTTCCTTTTGCTTTTGCCATATTCTAAGGGTTAATGTTTGAACCAATTACTATTGTAGGATGTTGGAACGGTCCTGTCAAGGGTCTAGGTGAACCTCCTAACAATAACTGTGCATTATCACCAGTGACTGCTGGTAACCTGCCATTGACAAAGACAGTTTTGTTAACCTTCGGTTCAATTACCCTATTACCAATCTGGCAAGGTAACGGAATGAGTGGGTTAACCTTCACACCAGTCACAGGAGCAGGCACAGAGAGGTTATCATAGATCATTAAGGGATTTCCCCCTATGACAACAGTAGAGGGTGTTGGTGTCCCTCCTAGGGCAAGTGGAGGATATATACAATTTCCATCCTGACTTGCTGTATCGAATGTTTCTGGTCCTGCTAGGAAAGGCATCTTAAATTCCTTTGGCGACTTTGACTAGATCTCCTTTAATTCCTTCTACGTTATTATGTAAGTAATCAAGTGTCTGAGAAATCGTCTCATACTCCTCAGAGTGTGGACGATGGTACATCAAGGTGGGCTGCTCTAGTTGGGAGATCCGTTGGTCCAGGCTCGTCAACCTCTCTGACAGCCATAGGAGTGTTCTCTCCTGCTCGTTCAATTTCTCCTGTAACTCTTCCATCGTTTTGATCTCCTCTCATGAATGCATTGGACGCACGACTTTCAAACTCGTCGCAGAACTTATCAAAGTTTGCTAGAATTCTATCGTAGTCACTATAATCGACTTTTTGGGGCATTTTTTTGCTGGGAAAATTTTTTGGATTTCAAGGTTTTGAAAAATCCATTTTCAAAATATATTTATCTCTCGTCTGGATACTTTTGTAGGTTAGGGAAGGGTTAGGAGTCCCACGATCGCTTGGCGCTTCGCGACCACATAAAAAAGGGGCATATTACTGCCCCCTGTCCCCTAGGTGTGTTGTCCTAGAATTCCTCCATTGCCTCCACGATCTCAGCAGCGTTAACGCTTGGGTCGTCCCACTTGACGCCATCGCCTGTGGTCATGCTGTCGCAGTTGTGCATGCAACGGATGAACTTCTCATATGGGCACTCGTTGAACTCAGCATACAGAACACATGCCTTAGCAGTGTTGTATAGAAATTCATCGTTGCCCATCCACAATGCCACGTTCCAGGTCTCGTAGTTTGTCCACCCATTGTATGTGGTGTCTTCGATCTGTGTTTGGTAGGCAGTGGTCATGAGTGAATGTCCTTTGTTGTGTATGTACTTATTATAGGGGGTGAGCATGACGGGTGGGGTCATGCTGTGCCACTATGTCATCTGTCCATGTGCTTGTAGTATTTCACGTTCACCACGTAAAGGGTGAGCATGGCAACGATGATGCCAGCAAACCCGATCCATAGGATGGGCGACTGTGGAAAGTCAAAGGTTTGGACTGTGGGATAGGGGTTCATGATTAGTGCCTGTCTGAGATGTACCAAGTCCCACCAGTGGGAACTTCAAGGGTTTGGAAATTACGCTTTGCCATTGCGTCAAGTGCTGCTCTAACAACGGGGTCTTTTGCTGCAGTCTCGTTCATGAGAACTGCTCCGTTGTAGTATGCCTTGAGTTTGTTTGTTTTGTTCATGTCTTTATTATAGGGCATGAGAGCAGCAAGGTCTACTTGAGGTGTGACAGTTCCTGATCTGTCACCACAACGCCTGAAACCTGTTCATCAGCATAAACGCGAACCCAGCGAATCGGTTCGCCGCTGGTCATCTTCCAGATCATCTGGTCGCCTTCGCGTTCCATCAGCTGACCCGCCACACGGTAAGCAGTTTCAATGTCTGCACAGTAAACGACGCCATCAGGATCGAATTTAAACCATGCTGCTGGTTGGACTGCCCATTGGGTGGTTGGTCGGTTGTTCATCTGCTTTGTTTAACTGTTTTAATTATAAGGGCAGCGGCAGCAAAAATGAATGCTACCTGTGCCACTTGTTGAACTGGTTTAGATTGTTGGGATCTGGCGGTCCAGACCCCTAGAATTGGATGTGTGCCGCTTCCCATCAGGCGAGCACATATCCATTTTCAAAATCAACGTCGCCCAGTTTGCAACTAATGAACCATTCCCAGTTCTTCTGAAACACGCCGCAACCGTATGCGAACTCATCACATAAAGCGTTAAGGCGTGATTTGGTGGTGTTGGATCTCCACCCGCCGTCAAAGATTTCTAATGAGCGATCCTTTACAGTTGCAATGTGGTTACCGTGGAGATAAACGAATGCATCACCGCCATCATGAATAACTGCTGTGTTATCCTTTCTGAAATCAGAACCGTTTCTGATTGCGTTGTTCATTTGCTGTTCGATTAATCTCATGTGGTGCTGTGTGTTTGTGTATGTGTTTATTATAGGGCAGCGGGGCAACGTTTCAAGTCACCCAGTGCCAGTTTGTCAACTGTCCTAGTTGATGAGGTTTGAGTAGAATTTATCTGATAGACTCTCAAATGCATTTGCATTAAAATCATCAGGCAATCCGAGATCTTCAAAGAATTCAAGCATCATCATCAGGCAGCAATCCTCATCACTGGTGAGGTCGTATCTGTAGAGGTCACGCATTGGTAAATCCTCCCTTAAGCGAAGAGAGGACGCATGTAATCTTTGAATTCTTCGCGTCTGTGATTTGCGAGAACTTGCATTTCCTTTTCTGAAATTACGAGGTCGTATCCCTCCTGTTTCATTTCATCGTAGCATGCCTGTGAGATGCCTTTATCTGTTAGGTCGTACTCGTGAAGTGAAACGTATTTAAAAAATGACATAGAATGGGAAGAATTGGTTGATAGTTTTATTATAGTGCAAAGGCACCCCGTGTGTAGTGATGGGGTGCCACTTTGACTATTGGCACATGCTCTCGAAGAGGCGTTGTGCTTGTTTCTCTATTGCATCTAATGTGCCTAGAGTGTTGTTAGTTAACCAATTTAATTCGTCTTCGGTTAACTGATTGTGTACTCTGAAACTTTCCCATGCTTCATCAAAGCATGTTTCGAGTAATGATTCGTGATGAAGAGTTGACATAATGTTTGGTTGACTATGTTCTTATTATAGTGCATAAGGGATGCAATGCAATACACCCCATGACACTTTATCAACTGGCACACCCTCCCTCGTCAAGTTCTCTGATGTCGTTTATATTCCATTCTGAAACATATTCATCTATAACATCAAATGCGTTAATGTTTGCATGTGCTTTCTCTGCTGCCTCGTCTGCATTCTCTGCGTCTACTTCGATTGTGAAGTAGTTAATCTCAGCACATTCTATTAAAAAACTTTTCATTGTCCTAAGTACCCCGCAAACATCATTCCTGGTTCATCATAGAACCACGTAACATCAACATCAGGGTATTTGTCCCTTAGTTCATAATAGATCCCCTCTGCTGGTGACCATGCTGTTTCAAATTCACATTCAAAACTACAATCATCTAAATGGTCACATGATGGGTCTACATCCCATTTAGTTCCCCAGTTGTTCACATTCCAATCATACCATCTGTCGTCATTCTTACCATCTGGGAAATTGTAGGTAGTGTAGACAATCTGCCCATCTTTATTCTTATGTACTTCCTTAACAGGCAATGCACCATCTTCACGAGGTGTATTCTTCCAATCTGGTGCAGGTTTGATCTTTTGAAAAGCATTATCAGAATTGAAAATGTCATAGAGTTCTTTCAACTGCTCTTGATTGTCAGAATAGAATGAAACTCGATTGTTGCACCAGTTTGGCATAATTTTGTTCTGTGTTGACTACTCTTTAATAATAACAAAAAAAGCACCCTCTGTGGGGTGCTGTGTACCAGTTTGTCAACTGGTCTATGCAAACACATAATTGGTTTGCAATTGTGAGATCATAACAGCATCTTGCCTGAATGCTTTTTTGTACGCCGCCGCGATCATCTCAAAAATTGGTTGGAATTCTGCAAGGTCAGATTCTGGCATCTCGATATACAGGACCTTCGTTTTTTCCTGTTCACCTTTCCAGAATCCAATCCCGTCGATAATTGTACCATACTCTAAGTGTGGCATGATATCGGACTTAACAAAGTTAGCGAACATTGTTTCAGTGACAATTCCTGCATCTGGAATGTTACGCCCCATTGTTAATTCAAGTCGGATCATAAAACGTTTGGTTGACTACTCTTATAGTATGGCACAAAAAATCCCCTTGCGGGGATCCAGTGTACCAGTTTGTGAACTGGTTAGATGATGCCTTGATCAATCGCGCTCATCACGTCACCATATTCACCGATGACGTTTCCGAATGAATCGCGAATGCAGACGTATTTGGTTTCATCTTCGCTCATCGCGTAGCAAAGGTCAAATGCACGATCCTCGTCGGATGTGGTTTCGATCTCACCAGTTTCAGGACAGTGGATCTCGTAGGTCATTGTTTGAATTTCGATCATGTATCTATTATAAGGGACAGCGGGAACCAATGCGACCCGCTCTGTGACACTTTGCCAACTGGTTGAGGCAGCTGCCCAGTTTGTTATACTGGAACAGCGCCATAAATGTCGTTCATGTAATCCCTGACCCGCTCACGGTCTAAACTGTCACCGTAACCCCAGTTGAAGTAATCATCATCAAGGGAAGCAATATCATCAAGGTAGGCAAGAAGAGCAAATGCAATTTGTTCCTTAGTCCTGTTTTGATCATAGAGACCGTTAGGTCCATAGAATGAGTAAACATACTCGATAAATTCATTGAAGTTTTTCATGTCTTCATTATAGGTTAATAACATATGCCTGTGTAGGAATAGTGGACAGTGTGTTAACTGTCCTGTGCTATCTCCCACATGTCATTAAAACATCTTAACCATAAGACATGCTTTTCATCCAATTCATCTAGATGCTGTTCATCTGCTGAGATGAATGGAAGATGATGTTTTGTGCAGTAGTCCTCGTATACTACAGTGAGAAAATCAATGTTGTCCATAACCATAAAAAAATCCTATGCATATTAAGAATAACACGCATAGGATTAATTTCAACACACATTATGCCACTTTATTAACTGTCCTCCCACTCATTGTACGGTTCCTTATACCGTGCTACCTTCTTTTTGGATTGTCTCCTAATATTCTTAACGTTATAACCAAAATCTTCAAAATCGTCGATATTCAATTGTTCTTTCAACTTGTTGCCTGGACTATTGAAACGTTTACCCATTGGTATAGAGTTGTTTTTAACTCAAATGACGGTTTATTTAGTGATATCAACTAGTTTGCCTTCTTTAATACTCTTATGGAGTAGTTTACCGATAGATTCTTTGTTTTTGAGAGTTTGTGACACTTCTGATACAAATTCTTCTGTATTTGAACAGTTAAATGTGTATTCTTTGTCAATATTACTCTGATATGTAACAAATACTACATCTTTATTAATTTTCAGCGTGTTAATAGCTGAACTATCAAGGTTTTCGTAGACTTTCACAAACATGTGCCGTGGTGTGGTTAACATTTAATGGAAAAATCTTAAATTTTAACTTTTTAAGTTTTTTAAGTTTTTAAACTTTCTTAAAAAGTTAACTTTTTGATTTTTCGAGTTTTCCACAGGTTGTGGAAAAGTGCGAATCCCAAAAAACTCAAAAACACTCAAAGTAGTCAACCAGTGCATTTCCGAGTTCTTTGGAGATCCATGCTGTTATTATAACCTGCCTCCAAGGAAATTGCAAGTGTTTGTGCGGTTTGTTGTGACACTAAAATAACTGGCACACACCGACTTGACTTTCGATCGAGGGCACGCTAAGCCAACAAGAACACCGCACCTTACCTATATTTTTTTAATGATTACAAAAGTTTTCCACAAAGTGTGTCAAAACTGTGGAAAACCCTGTAACACCAGTGTGCGGAACATGATACACATATGTCACATTAATAACTTTTTCTGCATGACATCAGTAACCATGTTAATGTTCCATGATATACTAATTCTATCCTCTGTTCCCTTGTTTTCTTCTACCCAATGTGGTAGGTATGATGGAAACAATAATAGATCACCTTGAGATGGTTCTATCCTGTATTGTGGTGATGCTCGTGTATCTTCTACGAGTTTAGGATTAGTATGTGTAGTAGTATGATAAGCAGTATGTTGTAATGGATGAACAAATACTATACCTGTATTGCTTTCATTCTTTAGA